GCTCGCTTTATTTCGTGTCGCAAGGTATTGACTATGACAAGGTGTTTGGCGAGTTTGAGCGGATTTGCAAGGGTGTGAACATCTGCGTGTTTTGCTCCAACAAACAGATAGGGCGCATAATGACATGGTGGGAAAACAAGGGGTATGTGGCAACCTTGCTTGTGTGGGATAAACCAAACCCTATGCCGTTGGGCAATGGCTGCTACATCAATAACCTTGAATTTATCGTATATGTGCGCTCCAAGGGTGTAACGTACAACAACCTCGGTTATGAACTGCAAATGAAAACCTTTCACGACCAACCGCCACAGGCAAAGAACCGGCTACACGAAACGGAAAAGCCAATCAATCTGTTACGCCACCTGTTGATGTTGCACTCCAACGAGGGTGATGTGGTGTTTGATGCGTATGCTGGCAGTTTTTCAACAGCCATTGCGTGTTACAAGGAGAAACGCAAGTTTATAGGATGTGAGATATTGCCCAAATACTTTGAAAAGGCGATGAAACGGCTTGAATGGGAACAAAGAACGCAATATTTATTCTAATAAAAACAATCTTAATATGGAAGTGAACGCAACAAAGCGCACAGACCTGTTTCTGATAGACCCAAGAAACATTGTCGTAATGGAGGGTTTCAATGTGCGTAGAGATTTTGACTTGGAAGAACTCAAAGAACAGATAAAGGCAAATGGAGTGCTTAACCCTGTTACTGTTATCCCCTACAAAGAGGATGGCGTGGAGAAATACAAGCTGGTGGACGGTGAAAGACGATACCGTGCCACAATGCTTGCAATATCGGAGGGTGCAAACATTCCATTCATCAAGGCACTTAAAGCACCGAAAGGCGCAACAACCGAACAGCTCTACATTGAGCAGATGATGCGCAACGAGGGTAAGCGTTTCTCCGAATTGGAATGTGCCATAATGTTTAGGCGGTTCAAAGAAGAATTTGGCTACTCACAAGTTGAGATAGCCGAAAAGTTCAAGAAATCGCCCGCATTTATCAGCAAGTGCCTCTCGCTGTTGGACTTGCCCCAATACTTGCAAGACAAGATAGCCACTGGCGAGTTGTCGGCAATGGCAGCAAGAGAGATAAGCAACAGCTACACACATGAGAGCGACCAAGTGAGAGCAGCGAAAACAGCGTTGAGAACTGCAAAAGCCAATGGTCGTGCCACTGCCACCAACAAGGAAGTGCAAAGCTCCCTCAAGGAGGCGAAACAGGCAAAAGCCATTGCGGATGCGCTGCGTAATGTGTGGGCGTATTTGGACGGTGAAAAGATGATTGATGTTGATAAGCTCATTACGTTGCTTGACAGCACCAACAGCCTACATTCAGCAATGAAAGAATATAAAAAGACAAAACAAAATGAGAACAATTAAATCAATCCGTTTACCTCGTAAACTCAAAAAGGATGTAATCAAGGTTTGTGGTCGTGAAAACTACTACAAGATGATGTTTATGATGCGCCTACGTTACATTAAGACAGGCGAGTTTGTAACCAAAATCAAAAAGGGCAATGGCTAAGATTATTGGAAAGGCTTATATCGGCATAGACACAGGAACGCATACAGGCGTGGCAATATGGGGCGGTGGGCAGTTTCTCTTGCTTGAAACAATGGCTATCCACAAGGCAATGAAGATTGTGAATGAATACGTCCAATCGGGTATTGAAGTGGTTGTGCGTGTTGAAGACCCACGGCAAAGAACTTGGTTCGGAACAGAGAGAATGAGCCGTGAGCAAGAGCGGAAGAAACTGCAAGGTGTCGGCTCTGTCAAACGTGATGCAAGTATATGGGATGATTACCTTTCAGACCTGTGCAAAGACAAGGCTAATATCAAGTATGAAATGGTTGCCCCTAAACGCAATGTAACCAAGCTGACAGGCGAGAGTTTCAAGGCAATAACAAAGTGGCAAGGTCGCACGAATGAACATAATCGTGATGCCGCAATGCTCGTATATGGTTTATAAGCAGATTTTTATTCAAATATGTGTTTATTAAACACAAAATTAGTATCTTTGCAAAGGGTATTCACCAAGTAAATTTACAACGATATGACAACGACAATATTAAGCATAGCAACGGCTTTAATCGTTCTGGCTGTCCTGTATTTGGGCGGTTGGGAATGGATAGGCTCAAAGGTAGTTCTTTTGCTGCCAAAAGCCACGCTCCAAAAGGGCGATAAGGCGGTTATATTCCTTAACAGCAGATACAACCGCACGGCTACAATCTCAAAGGTTGTGGCTGATAGCGTATATCTCTACGACAACAGAATAAAGCTACCGCTTGATTACAGAGGTCGTTTCTATGGTTGGGGTGTTGATACCAATGACGGCAGTAGGCTTGTTTTTCTGAAATACAGAAAGCACTACCGCCTTGTGCGCTTGGCTGAATACATACGCAAATGTTTCCGTGTGATTGAGGATGAGGCTAATCTTATCCCCGATTGCACGGATATTCCTACGGACAAAGAAGAAAGTGAGGTGACAGATGAAAAGTGAGCCTATGAAGTTTCGCAAGGTGTCTGAATTGCATCCGTTGCCCGAAAACCCTCGTACAATCAATAAGGCTGACTTGGATAGGCTTGTTGATTCTATCCGTATCAATGGCTTTTGGGAACACAGACCGCTTGCCATTATTGAGCGTGATGGCAAATTCATTGTCTTGTGCGGTAATCAGAGGTTGAAAGCAGCCAAGAAATGCAAGGTGGCAGAAGTGCCTACCGTCCTGTATAAAGATACCACACCCGAAGAAGAGGCTGACCTCATTCTTAGGGACAATATCAACAATGGCGAATGGGACTACAACGCCTTGCAAGTGGAAACAACCTTTGCCGATGTGAACTTTGACTTTATAGGTTTGGATATTCCAAGCGATGATGAAGAACCCAAGAAGGGAAAGGGCAAGAAAACTGCAAAGGTGGTGGAACAGGCAGACGAAAGCAAGGATAGCACCGACACAGAAGATGATGAAAGCGATACTGACAATGAAGAAAATGACAAGGAGGCTTTCTATCGTTCCATGTACAAGGATGTGCTTTATGAGAGCGACAACGAAATGGAAATACCGAACCTGTTGCTTGAAATGCAAGCTGGCAAGGTTGAGTTGCCACTTAGTCCGTGGGGTGCGAACAGCCGATTACGCAAGGATGTAGCGACCTATCATTTCTATGTAGATGATTATCGCTTTGAGGCTTTGTTCAAAGACCCCATAAAGATACTGACTAGCGGATGCAAGGCTATTGTTGAGCCGAATTGTAGTTGCCACGACCAAACGCCTAAAGCGTGGGGCGTTCAACTTATCTACAAAAAGCGGTGGCTTGCTCGCTATTTCCAAGAGTGCGGCATTAAGGTATATGCAGACCTCAATGTAAGCCACAAGTTTATTGATTATAACAAAATGGGCATACCAAAGGGGTATAACGCATTCTTTACCCGTGGTTTGGACGGTTGGATAGAAAGTTTGAAGTCTGACCTACAAGTGGCACAGGAAATAAGCGGATTGGAACGCCCTAACTTGGTGGTTTATGGTGGTGGTGAGGAAATCCAAGACTTTTGCCGAAAGCACGGATTACTCTACATTACCGATTTTATCAACGCTAAAAAGAAGTAAACTATGGGTAGGAACAGCGGAGGCGTAACATCAAGCGGTAAGGGTGGAAGTTCTGGCGGCTCCAAAGGTGCAACCGAAAAGGGATATACTGCAAAAATGGTTAAGAATATCGTAGGCATGGAACAGAAATACAGGCGCAACAAAGATGAAACATTGCACGTTTTCAACTCCAAGGGCGATATTGTTTCTTCAATCGGTGGCAAGGGCGCACAGGTAGTATTTGACCCTAAGAAGATACCCGCAAATAGTATATTGACCCACAATCACCCTCGCTCACTTGGCACAAATGGCATTAGGCGCATAGGTAACTCGTTTTCAAGCGATGATATAAGGTCTGCCATTAAGGTAAATGCAAAAGAAATGCGAGCCGTAACCCCGACATACACGTTTTCTGTAAAAAGACCAAAGGGCGGTTGGGGTGTATCAGCAGATGTTGCGTCAAAGGCTTTTGCGGATGCGAACAGAACGGTATCTAAACAGGGGCATAGTTATCTAACCAAAACAGGGTGGAATGAAAGCAACATAGCAAGAGCAGAAGTTACACATTTCCACAAGGTTATGAAAATACTTGCCAAGAAATACGGATGGGATTATAGTAAAAAGAACAACTAAATATATAACTTTGCAATATGGAAGATAAAATAAAGCAAGTGTTGGAAGAAAACGGTTTGACCGAAAGCCAACTTACAAAAGAAGAACTTGAAAAACTCAAAGAGGAAATCAAGGCAAAGGAACAGGGATTGGTGGTGCTTGATAGCGTACTTGACAACCCCTCATTGTTTTATCGTCAAAAGTAAACAGCTATGGGAAGAAATAGTGCTGGCGTTAAGGCTGGAACCAATGACGGAGGTGGACAATACAAGGGCAAAATAAGCCGTGTTGGTTCACTCGTTGAAATGAAAGACAAAGCGATGTACAAAGCGACAAAAGAGGCTATATCTCGTTATCATGCTGTTATGGGTGTGCGTCAAAGAAACGTGAAGTTAGCCGATTTGGGCGGTTCTGCCTATGGTGTTCACGTTACAAGGGGCGGCAAGTCCGAGGCTGTGTACTTGGATAGAAAGCATTTCGACACAGGCGCAAAGAATGTATCAAGGGAACACTCCAAGAATTACAAAAGCGGTTGGAGTACGACCACAAACAAGCCTGTTGCTCATACGGTAACACATGAACTTGCACACGCTACATGGAACGCCCACATGACAGGCGCAAACCAAAAGGCAGCAGGTAAGGAAGTAAACGCCCTATACAAGAAATGGAGTCGTGACAAGAAAAAGAAAGGCTATGGCAAGTATGCCACAACCAATGTTAGCGAGTTCTGGGCAGAAACCGTAACCAAGGCAGTACATGGCAAGTCCGACAAATACACAAAGGCGGTTAAGGCTATCGCCAAGAAGTACAAACTCTAAATGAACGACCAACTTAATAAAACAGTATAACGATGAAAAAGATTGAACTTTCCGCTGACGAGATTAAAGTAATCAAGCAGCAGCTAAATGGCGAAATCGAAGTGTGGAACGCTACCGATGAACAGCAAAAGTTACTCACAGGTGTAATTGACAAAGCCGAGGCACTCATGGATGAACTGGATGCCTATGACGATTTGGATAATTACATGGAGGGTGGCTTGGTCGCTTGGTTCTACGATAAGTATAAAGCACAAGAGGAACAGGCATAAAAGCCGATTTACCAAGTGAAGAAGTCGGGCGGTGTTTTTCGCTGTCCGATTTTTTGCAGTTATTAAGTGTGTTTGACGAACACGCTATAAAAGAAATCAACGAATTTACAACGAATGGCACTATTTGAGAAAGGAAATAAAAAGGGCAACCGCTTTACATCCGAGAACCAACCCAAGAAAAGGGGTCGGGGCAATCTTTCTGTGCTTAAATACATTCAGACCACAACAGGCAAAAAGGTAAATCCGCAAAGCAGCAAAGAAGAAATACTCAAAGTCATACAGCACCTTTATGAGAGTTCAACGGCAGAACTTGAACCGCTACTGAAAGACCCCAACGACAGGACAAAGCCAAACAAGGACACGCCCATTTGGGTATTGAACATCATTTCGGCTATAAATTCAGATATTCGGTACGGTCGCACATCCACGGTTGAAATGCTCTTTGACCGTGTGTTTGGCAAGGCTACCCAAAACATAGAGGGCGAAATCAACGCCAATGTATCAAATAACTTGGATTTGTCGGCTCTGTCCGATGATGAACTGATAACATATAACACACTACTTGATAAGATAAGGAACAGCGCAAAGAATGGCAAGGAACAATAAAGACATATCAATGCCAATGGCTCTTGCAGTCAAAACGGAGCTTTTCCGCCGTGGTCGTTTCGATTTTATAACGTGCCGTGACGGAAAGAACCACGACAAGCAACAGCAAGCCTTAACCATACTTACAGACAACACACACGTTGAAATTCTGTATGGTGGTGCTGCTGGTGGTGCAAAGTCGTGGACGGGTGCCGTGTGGTTGCTCTTTATGTGTCTTGCCTATCCGGGTACAAAGTGGTTTATCGGTCGTGCCGAGTTGAAGCGTATCACGCAATCAACTTACATCACATTCAAGCGAGTTTGCACGATGTATGGAGTGCCAGAGGCTTTGTGGAGTTTCAACGGACAGTTGAACTACATTCAGTTTTACAATGGCTCTCGCATTGATTTTCTTGACTTGCAATATAAACCGTCTGACCCATTATATGAACGCTACGGCTCTATTGAGTTCACAGGCGGTTGGATTGAGGAGGGCGGTGAGGTGAACTTTGGAGCGTATGACACGCTGAAAACTCGTATCGGTCGCTGCCTTAATGAAGAATACGGACTAAAGCGAAAGCTATTCATCACCTGTAACCCCAAGAAAAATTGGATGTACGATATATTCTACAAGCCATACAAGGCAAATCAGCTTGCAGAATACCGCTACTACATTGCTTGCTTGGTACAGGAAAACCCATTCATTGACCCCGACTATATAGAGGGATTGAAAACGACATCCGACAAGGTGAAGTTTGCCCGTCTATTTCTTGGTGATTGGGAATATGACGATAACCCCAACGCTCTATGCTCACATGATAATATATGCGCCATATTCGGAAACAAGCTGGCTTTGCGTACAGGCAAGCATTACATTACGGGGGATATTGCCCGTTTTGGTGCCGACCATGCACGTTTGGCTGTATGGGATGGGTATTTCATCATTGACAAGGTTTGCTTTGCCATAAGCAAGACAACGGACATTCAAACATGGATAATCACAAAGCAAAGGAAATACCGAATACCAAACCACAGGGTGATTGTTGATGAGGATGGTGTGGGCGGTGGTGTTGTTGATAATTGCGATTGCAACGGCTTTGTCAATAACTCCACGGCTATGCAAGGTGAAAACTACCAAAACTTACAGACACAATGCGGTTATAAGCTCGCAGAACACATTAACGCCCATGAAGTAGGCATTGATGAGGATTTGGTGAGCCAAGCCGACAGGGAGCAAATAACGAGAGAGCTTGAACAACTGCAAACGTGGAAAGCGGACAGTGACGGCAAGCTGAAGCTAAAGCCGAAAGAGGAAATCAAGGTGGAAATCGGTTGTTCTCCCGACTGGCGAGATATGTTTCTCATGCGCTGTTGGTTTGATTACAATGAAGTGGATATACCCGATAACATAGAAAGAATTTTAGGTTTAACATAACAATATCATACAATGGGCATAATTCAGACTATCACAAACGAGTTAAAGGCGGCTATTGGCTATCAGCAAAGTTTCGATGAACTTCTAACCGCTGGCGATGTAACAAGGGCGGTTGCTATGCTTAGTAGCCGTTCAGAGGTGGCAAGCCGTAATCTGTTGGAATACGAGGTAAGCACTCACAAGGTAATGGAGCGCAAGGACAGGGCAGTGTTCGACAAAAAGGGCAATTTCTTACGGTGGAGCAAACGTAACAAGATACCTATCCCCTATCAGAAATTCATCAATGAGATTGCCCTTGTGTTCCTGTATGGCAGACCTGTAAAATGGTCGCAACTTTCAGAGAACACGGACAACGCATTTGACTTCTACCAAGAGCTGATGCGTCAAACACGCTTTGACAGTGCCGTGCGTGAAGCCAAGAGAGCAGCGGGCGCAGAGGGGTGTGCTGCCATTCTCTACCACGTTTACAGGGATGCAGACAACACACCACGGCTTTTGCTGAATGTGTTGAGCAAGAAAAACAACGATGATATATACACGCTCAAAGACCAATACGGACGGCTCAAAGCCTTTGCTTGGGGTTACTACCTCACAGAGCAAGGCAACAGAACCATTCACCACATAGATGTATATACGGCAGATACAATCTATCTGTGCAAGCGTGGTAGTGTCGGTTGGGAAGTTCAGAGAATGGCTAACCCAATAGGCAAGATACCTGTGTTGCTGTTTGAGCAAGAGTCAGAACACGCAGATGTACAGCCGATGATTGAGCGTGAGGAAACAATGGAAAGCGTGGATGCAGATGTAAACGACCGCTTCGCCAATCCCGCAATGGTGGCAACCGCTGAAATCCTCAACTCATTGCCCAAGTCAGAGGAAGAGGCAAAACTCTTTATACTCAAAAATGGTGGTGATGTGCGTTACCTCACATGGGACCAGGCAAGCGAGAGCAAGAAAAATCAGTTTGAGCGGTTGGATAAGCACATTCTTTCCAAGTCGTTCACTCCAAATATTGACTTTGACAACATGAAAAGCCTCGGCAACCTGTCGGCAAAGGCTATCCGCAAAGTGATGTTGCTTGCAGTCATTAAGGCAGAGCGACACAAGGAAAAGCACGATGGATATATGAACCGACACGCCTCCTTGATGAAAGCCATAATGGGCAACGTGCTTGACTACCGACACAAGGCTGAATATGATGCGCTTGAATTGGGGCATGAGTTTCAAGAGCCTTTCGGTGATGATGTCAGTGAAATGCTTGCCGACCTATCCAAGCAGTACAACGATGGGGCATTGAGCCTTGAAAGCTATGTTGAAAAGTCCTACCTTGTAAAGGACAGCAAGGCAGAAATGGAGCGTATCAAGACAGAGCAAGCCGAAAGACTTGCACAGCAAATGGAGTTAAACAAAATGGACGTGTTCGGGGAGGCTGAATAATGGAAGTAAAGACCAAATACAACATAGGTGATGAAGTGTGGACTATGCTTAACAATAGACCGCATTGTTTCCGTATCGCTGGCATTGAGGTGTTCCGTAACTCATTGCGTACATTCGTGCGTAACGTGGAGCATACCAACACAGGCACACGCAACAACCCACAGCACTTGTATTTCTTGGATAGTGCGTGTTTCCCAACAAAAGAAGAACTGATTAAAAATTTATTCAATGGCTAAGAAAGCGAAATCGCCCAAAGAATTAGGGTTGTCGTGCAAGGATTGCAAACACTCATACGACCCACACAGCAAGGCACTTGACGGACACATGATATTGTGCCGTTGCAAGTTCTTTCAATACTCAAAGTTTCTTGAAAGGGACATTTGCGACAAATTCAGTAAGAAGTAACCACCAATGGCAAAGATAGACTATAAGAAAGCGCAAGCCGAGTTGTTCAAGCGCACAGAGGGGTATGCTGCCAACGTAAGGGCGGTGTACCGTGATGTGATGATGCAGATTATTAACTTGGTGAAGAATACAGATTTGGAGAGCGGAAAGCCGTTCTCCTTTGCTGATTATGGGTATAGCGAGCAAGTAACGCCCATGTTGCGCAATATGTATAGCCGTATCTATCAGACCATACGCAAGGGAGTAGAAAGGGAATGGCTCAAATCAAACGAGCATACAGACGAACTTGTTAAGGCGGTGTTTGGTGATAGTGCGATTGAAAACCCATTCTTCGCAAAATACTTTCAGCACAACCAAGAAGCGATGAAAGCCTTTTTTTCAAGAAAGACAGGCGCAAGCGGATTGAACCTTTCTCAAAGGGTGTGGAGATACACGGGAGCCTACAAGAAAGAGTTGGAGAATACGCTTGACTTGGCTATTGGTGAGGGTACGGCTGCAAATCGCTTGGCTACCACCATTCAGAAGTATTTGAACGACCCCGATAGATGGTATAGGCGTTTCCGTGTAAAGGTAGGTGAAGATGAAAACGGTAATCCTGTATATGGGCGAGTGTGGAAACGTAGGATATATGACAAAGAAAGTCAGTCTTACAAATGGATAGATGATAACCCCAAGGACTACCACCCCGGACGAGGCGTTTATCGTTCCTCATACAGAAATGCCCAAAGGCTTGCAAGGACTGAAACCAATATCGCCTACCGCACGGCAGAATATGACAGATGGCAAGATATGCCCTTTGTCATAGGCATTGAAATCAAGTTGAGCAACAACCACCCTGTCCCCGACATTTGCGATGATTTGAAAGGTATCTATCCCAAGACAATAAAGTTGACTGGCTGGCACCCGAATTGCCGTTGCTACCAAGTGCCTGTGCTTGCCACACATGGCGAGGTTGAAAAGATGATTGACTACATCCTTGATGGCAAAAGTCCTAACAGCGTAGAGTGTGCCGATGAAGTAACCGACATTCCAAAACATTTTGTCAGTTGGGCAAGGGACAATGCGGAACGTATGGAGAAAGCAAAGGGTGCTGGAACACTGCCATATTTCTACAAGGACAATGAACAACGGATAAGGGACGCACTCAATGGCAAACGACAAGTAAGGAAACCGCTATCACAAGAAGCAAAGGACAGGCGCAAGGAAATAAAGCAGCTTGCAATCGAAACATTGTGCGTACAGCAATTCACGCTGCCAGACCTCAATGTAACTGCAACCTTGCCAAAGCGAAGTGTTAAAGAATGGCTTAACCAACCATTCCATGATGCAGAAGCAAAGAACGAGGCTTTACTTGATTTGCCTAACCTCATTGAAAATGCCGTGTATTGTGGTAGCGGTGTAGATAAACATTCGCCAAAGGTTACATTACATCTGTTTGAAACGACTATCGGAGGGCGCAAGTGCTGGATAATCGTTAGAAAGTATCATACAGGTGAATATGTGATTTATAGTGTGTCTGATAATGAAACGATATTGAAAGCGATACAATAAAAAAGAAAACCTCACCATTGGTAGCTTTTGCGCGGAACTACAATCCGCGCCTCTTCCCAATTTTGAGGTTTTCTTTTTGCAAAGATACAACATTTATCTGAAAGAAAAATATTTTGATGTATTATTTCATCAACTTTCATTGTCTGTTGCTTTCTTTCCTCTGTTGGTTTGCTTGGAATGGAGAACACCAAGCCTTATTGTTGCTGTCTTGGTTTTATATTCTCCATTCTTCGCTAACACATTCCACAATGATGTATGAGCAATGCCGACCACATCAACAGGCAGAATGTCGTATATTGCCGTTATGCTGCCAAAATACCAATGGTGCTTATCCTTGTACGGCTCATTCAGTTCAACGTGAATAACCTTTCTTTGCTGTTTCATGCGCTTTTTGTTTTTGTGTGCAAAGGTACTCATTTTGAACTAAAAAGCGATACGAAAAGGTTTGCCCTTTAATGTAGGGCGTTTTTCAAGAACGAACTTCACAAGTTCTTCACTGTCTATTGGGAACAGTGGGCAATACTTGTAGAATAACGTGCAGATAAAACGCCCATTGAGCATTACATCAAATGTTAGTGTCTTCATCTTTACTAAGTTTACGCATACCATTTGGGTACTTTCTTGTATTCATTTACAACCTGTTTGAAATCATCCCCAAGCTCATTAAGAATGACATCCTCTAATACTCTGTCTGCGTCTGCATGGGCGCACTCTGTATCACCCATATTCTGACATTTTTTCAAACGCTCAATGTACTTTTCAATGTTGTTTTTACTTGCCATAATTTTATATTTCTTTTCTCTTAATAAACATACAATGCGAAACACTAAGTAAGCTATCAGCAAGGTACATATAAATGCGCCCGCTGTGCTTGTGATAGTAATTGTTATATACATCACGCCTCCTTTGGTTTAATGTCTGCCAAATCAAGCCATTTATCAACAGTGCCAATATCTTTGCTATGCCATTTTTCAGTTGCGAAATGGCAAAAATCCAAACACCCTTGCTTTGTCCGCACAAGGTAAGTGTCATATCGTGGTGGTCTTTCGCTTGCATCATGCCAAAGACTTTGCCGTAGCCAGTGCATACACGCCTTAAAACCTCTTACATACGCTTCTTTGCATGGTGTGTTCCACTCGGAGTAAAGGAAAGCAGAGTCCTTGCTTGCTACCTCTTCTATTTTCTTTTCATCAATCATTTGTTTTCTCCTTTCAGTAAGTTTGGATTATCGTATATGTTGCCTATTACTTCAATCGGTACGAATGGGGTAAGGTTTGCAAGTCCTGTCTTTGTCTGGATGCAACGTGCCAAGAAAGCCGTGTGTTTCTCGCTCCACTCAATGACATAGGTGTACTTCTTGTTCCCGTCTAAGCGTACCACATCGCCCTCGTACACCTCTGCTTTGAATATGTCGTGCAAACCTGTGGACTGACATATAAAGCGAACCTCAATAGCCTTTGCCTCGTACACGCCATTACCCATGAATTTAGGTGTTGGGTCGGCAAAGATGAACGTGTTGCCAGCCACCGAAAAACAACCGCCACCATATACCCAATTTGTAGGGATATTCCCTTTACCTGTGGCTTTGCCACGAAATCTAATTGTTCTTTGCATAGTTCTAACCTTTCAGTCTGTTTAAGAATGATACATGATACTTGTGATTGATGTACTCGTACTTAAATTCAAGCATATCATCATCTGACATATCGCCTATGTCGTTAATTACGATTGTGGGAAAATCGTATGTGCCACTAAATCCGTTGTCGTAGAAATGTCTGTTTAGCACACTTTGATGTTGAACATCCGCATCACAGAAGAAGAAATCAAGGCTTGCTCTGATATGGTCGTTGAGCCATTCTTGGTTTATCTGTGGGTCTATATCCACAAGCTCATAAAAGAGCCTTGCCTTTGCAGTCATTACCGCCTTGGCTCGCTTTATTTCTTCGTCAATCTGCCTTTCCAGCAACTTGCTTGAGGCGAGTGCTGCGCTACTCCGAGTTTTGAAGTATTCACGTTGTACGGCTCGCATTTGGCTAACCTTGTGAAAGAATGTCTTTTTATCCATTATCATGCTTTTTAAGTTCGTTAATGAGTGCATCCGCAAACATGACAGACCATTTGCACACATCTGGCATACTTGGGTTTGGGTCTATGCCCTCAACAACAGGCGAGGCAAGTTGTCCGACCATAGCAGCCTTTGCTATCTCGTATCTGCGTTGCTCCCAATCAATCTGCTTTGGCTTATCTGTTGCAATAATGCCGTTGCGCTTTTCTCTTGTCTGTTTTGCCACACATTCCTTGCACCGTCCCTTATAGGACTTGGAGAAAGCGGACAGTGGCAAAGTCTGTCCGCATACCTCACACTTTTTTGTTTCCATATCCTTACATTTCGATTGTCCCTATTTCTTTTGCGCCACGCAACAGCACAACACCGTATATTGTTTCACCAAGTGTATTGTCTTTCACTGGCTCAATGTCGCTGTCTGTTACAGGCTTTCCATTGCGCAATATCTGTCCCCATAGCCGACTTGTGGGGCAATCTGTTTTGCTGTCGGCTTGTGAGGGCAAGTTCGTGAAGAACTCCTGTATTGCCTCTTTCATGGCATTGTACACCATGCCCTCCGTTAGTGTGATTGTAGTTGTAAGTTCCATATCTCAATCTGTTAAGTGATAAAAGTATGCTGCTTGCTCGCCTTGCAAGTTATCCAAGGCATAATCATTTGCTTTGCGCCAAAGCTCATTGTAAAGCGAGGCTACCTCATTTTGTTCTTCTGTGCCTTTCTCTGTATAGTGGTGAAATATCTTGTGGTTCAACACAAGCACAAGCTCTGTGAGGTACTTATAATCACCTTTCCACGCTTCAAAAGCACGATTAAATGTGTCTTGAATGGCTTGCAAGCCGTATGTGTCGGCAATGGAGAAATCTTGCCAAAATGTAGTGAAAGGCTTGTAGCCCGTTTCTTCTTCAATGTCCCATTTGGGGATTTTGATTGCTAATGTTGCCATGTCAGTATGTTTTAGTTGTTATTACCAAATTTCAATCGGTTTTGGGTATTCTCTTTTCTCTACGATTGCAGCCGCTTTCTTTAAGGCTCTGCCAAATGTCTTGTAGTACCCGAACACCCATTGTTCCCCATCGTGTCCGTTGGGGTTGTTTATATACACCATGTAGCCGCTTTCTTCCATTTGGTCTATGCAGACAAACTCGTAGCGGTTTACATAGACCGTTCCCGAAAAGTAGTGTGCCTCTTCGTTGTCGCTTTGGTGTGTCGTTACACCTTGCATCCCCTTGAAGTGCTTGGAAAACTCCATGCACTTAGGGGTATAGTTTGAAATTGTTGCCATATCACTTTGCTTTTGCTGCGTCAATGGTTTGCTGCCAGTATGCAGTCCATTTCTGCATTGTTGCAATATCGAAATCGTCAATGTCGTAAACCGTGGATGTGCGCAATGCGCTACCCTGTTGAAAGTGTCTGTTTCCAAGCACAGCCGAAACGATATTCAGCATTGCTTTCATTTCTTCGATTGTGTATTCCATACTTAAAATTCTTGTATTGTCATAAAGTCCTTAAACACTTTGCTTCCATGATTGAAAATGTATTCCCCCATATATTGCATATCGCCATTGTAGGGATTGATGGTATAGCCATCCTCAAAAATGAAACTCTTTCCGTTTTCTTTCCAAGTACAATATTTCATAATCGTATGTATTAGCGTTTAATATTTCTCAATCCAATATTCCGTACATTCAGAACAAGGAATGTAGCGAACCGTGAAGTAGCCCATTCTCACAGTTTCAACAGCGAATTTTACATTTCTCTTGAAGTCCTTGCAAAGGCGGTTGAAATATCTTTCTGCGTCAGCTTTGCGTGTAGTTTCAAAGACAGTATCGCTTTCTTTGCTGTCTGCCTTTTTGATGTAATATTTTGCTCTTGCCATAATTCTGTATTGTTTTGTTTGCCCCGTTGGTTAGGCGGGGCGTTACCTTTATGCTATTTCCAAATAATTCAATCCGAATGTGTCCGAGCACTCAACGAATTTCCCGAAACGGTCTTTTGTGCAAGCAATACCCTTAATCCATTGCATGACTTGGTAAGAGCCGCATTTCAACACCTTTGCAATTTCCCAACAGGTTCTATCAAGTTTCCTGTATAGCTCATTCTCTTTCTGTGCCTTTGCACCAAAGTAAACAAGCAACGCTCTGATTGCGTTTCTCTTTGACTTTGAGTAAGAGCCGTAAAGAAGTGTCATTTGTATGTCTTCACATAAATCTGTGCGCTCCTTGTTGATAGCTTCTGCTATGTCGTTGAGATAGTCGCTTTCGGCTTCGTTGAGGTCAAACCGCTTAACCATCGCCTTAATGTCCTTTGCGTATATTGCTTTCATAAACTTATTTTTTATTCGGTTTATTATCTGTGTCTCTTAAACACATTGCAAAGATAGTGTGTTTTATTAAATAAACCAAATGTTTTGCAAGAAATTTTGTAGAAAAATTCACCAAGTAAATATTTTTGGGCAAAAATACCCGAATTTACCAAGTAAAATTTATCTGTGTTACTTGAACACATTATTAAATAAATTGCTTACCTTTGCAAATACAGAATGTAAACAACTCCAAATAAGGGGTATAAATCCATAAAATTATGAACAAAGAACTTTTTGCAAAGGTCAAAGACAAGTGCAAAGACATGGGACTATCGGAGAAGTGTCTGACAGCGATAACCGAGGCTATGGGTGGCAGCGTGGCAGATGATTCGACCGATACGGACGCTATCGAAAGCACCGCAAACCTAATAGTGTCGGTGGCAACAGCAAGCCAAAGCGAGGCTACAAGGTGGGTGAACAAGGCAAAGGGAACACCGAAACAAAAGACCACCAAAAAGGACGGTGAAGAGGGTAACGCTGATGATGACGACCCGAACAACACCGACCCGGACAAAGGCGGTAAAGGTGGCGGTAATGACAATCCAACAGAAAGCGAGGCTATCAAGAAACTGCAAGAACAGATTGATGCGTTGAAAGCGGAAAAGAGCAAAGGCGAAAGAACCGCCACTATCAATGCCGCTTTTGAAAAGCACAACATCCCCGCATTTCTTCGTGAAAGGCTTGCAAAGTCCATTTCCGATGATGAAGATGTGGAGGCTGCTGTGTCGGCTCTCAAACAGGATTGTATAACCAACGGTCTTATGTCAGACAGTGCAGAGGGTGCAAAGGCAGCAAGCGAAAAGCAAGTTGATGAAGCCGCTGACGCATTGCTGGAGTCTATAACCGCAAAATAACAACAAAAGATGAAACGCAAGACAGCTTCATTTACGGGTATGCGCCCTATCTTTACAGGTAGCCCGTCTATCGTACAGGGTGGCTTCAATCTTGATGTGGACGGTCAGAAGTTCCGTGTGGGTGATGTGATACCCGCTGGAACTCTCGCCATTTTCAACGAAACCACAAGAAAGGTGCAAGTAATCAAGACTGCAAAAGTCGTTGAGATTGACAACGAGAACAACAAGAAAGTAACGCTCTACATTGATGAGTTCTACGCTCCTTGTTTCGCTGTCGGTGATAGTGTGTTAAAGGCTGGTGCTGTTACAGGCACGTTTGCTTCCGCTCCTACTATTACTGCTATTGACAACGGCAATTGCCTTAACAACACGGGTAGCGTGTATGTCGTTACGCTTAGTGCCGCTATTAGCGGTCTGAAATCGGGTGATGTGCTTACAGAGGTGGTTAAGGACGGTTCTAACAATGCCGCAGAACGTGGCAAGGCTAACTCTGTATTATTCAAAGAATACGAAGTTGGCGAGTTTGAAACAGGCATTGACGTGTCGGCAGACACAATGCAATACGCATTGTATGAAAGGCGTGTGCCTCCCATTCCGACCTCACAGAAAGACAGCACGGGAATGTTCCTGTCTGCCAATCCTCACGTTAAACTCACGCAGTCGTACTAATCGTTTATTCACTAAAAAGGTAAAATTACAATGAAATCCATTTTTACAACATTCACTGGCTTGCACAAGAACGGTGCGCCATTGGATTTATTGGCAACATGGAGAAAGACCTTTGACAAAGCCTCTGAAAAGGAAGTATCGCTTTTTCAGAAGATGTACTCCGATGGTTGGTTTACCTACAACACGCCTCAGATGTCATTGACAGCCGAGGCTATCGTGGGCAAGTACAACATTCGTTTCATGGCTACTCTGTTGGCTGACGAATCCCCCTCACCATTGCGCAGAACTGACGGCTTTGATGTATGGACTAAGGAAATTCCCCGTGTCGGTCACAAGTTCGTTATGTTTGCCCGTGACTATCGCAAGTTACAGGAAGTGTACGAGAACCCTCGCCTCAAGGAGGCTGACAAGGTAAAGCAGATTGAAAAAACCCTTACACACGACATTCAAGACGCATACCTTGGTTGCAAGGATGTAATGGACTTTATCTGCCTTATGGCTTTCTCCAATTGGGGTGTGGCGCAGTTCAAGCCAGAAATCAACAACCCTGGTGGTCGTGCCTATGAGGTAGATTACAGCATGGAAGAGCAGAACAAGTTGGTGAGCGTATGCAACTGGACTACTGCAAACACCAAGGCTGGCAAGCTCATTCCTATTCTGTGGCTTTCTGCCCTTTGCTCTGATTTGCGTGACCGTGGCATTGAGCCGGGCGAGGTTCTTATGTCGCAGGAGCTTTACACTTGGTTGCGCATGGATGCAACCACACGTTTGCTTGCTCATGGCACGGACAAACAGGCACAGGTCGTAACTTCGTCTGAACTTTCCGCATTGCTCACTGAAAACGAGATACCGCCTATCACGGTTATAAAGCGCAAGATGGGTGTGGATAAGGACGGTAAGCGCAACACGATACAGCCGTGGAATCCTAACTTTATCGCTATCAAACCCGCTGGTGTCATTGGCGAGATACAACCCGCCATTGAAGATAGTGAGCTTATCGAAGAGGACAACGTGGACTACATCAATGCTGGCAATGGTATTCGCATTTCCAAGTGGCGCACGGGTGCATCCACAGGACAGACCGCTGGCGAATACACAGAGGGCGCAGCTCGCCTGTTACCGCTCATTACAGAGATGGGGAAGATTATTTGCGCACAGGTGCGTGGCTTTGCAGAGAAAGAGGTTAAAGCCGATGAAAACGGTGTTGTACCTTACTACATCACAAAGTCCGAATACGACACGAACACAACCCTTGTTTCACTCTAACCCTTTCGTGTATGGAACTGAAAGTTATCAAGCCATTTCACGGCAAGGTGGAAAACAAGGTTATGAACAAAGGCGATTTGGTACACTCTACTGATGTGGAGCGTATCAATGCCCTTGTTGGCGGTGGCTTTTGTGTCATTGTTTCCCTGTCTGATACACCTAACGAGAATGACAACAACGCTAATGATGATAATGCACACAAAGATGATGCAAATGTTGTCAAAGGTGTTGTAGATTTTAACGGTAAGGTTTATCCGCTTGACACATTGAAAGAGGGTCTTACACTTATCGGTGTAAACCTTGCATCCAACGTAAAAGAACGTGGTGTTGCAAACGCTCTCGGCAAGCTGACAGAGGAACAGGCACAAAAACTTGCCGAATACCTTAACGAGAATGACAACAACATAACAGAGTAACAGTATATGGAACTAACGAAATTCCAAGCACTGACCGCTGAAATTGAGCCTTATGTGCCAAGCAAGCTGTCTATGGTGAAAGCCTTATCCGATGTTGGAGTAAGCGACACAGAAACGCCCTACGACCCCACAACGGATAAAAGGATTGTCGCACAAGCAGCCGTAAAGGTGTTATCCCAAATGGTGGTGCTTAGTAGCGATAGCCTCGGAAAATCCTCACAAGGCTACAACGTGGATATGTTGCGAAAGCGCATCAAGGCTATTTGCAGTGAGAACGGTTTGGACTTGGAGAATTTCGATGAAGTGCCAACAATTACTGACGGCTCTAATCTGTGGTAACTATGAGGATAAACGGAACTTTCGATTACAAGCCGATTGGGGATGTGCAGACAGACCCGACAACAGGCTTTGTTGTCAGTGCTGATGATGCACCTTTCTTGAAAGGCTGTGAATGTCAGATTGACAAATCAATCCCCGCAAAGCAAGTAGTTGGTACGGATGGGCAAACATACGCTTACACCTACGATGTGTTTATTCCCAAATACTTTAATGGTGAGTTGGCTATTGGTTGCACCGTGCGGATTACAGGCGAGAACGGAATGACTGACGAATTTTCCGTGTTGGGCATTGATGATATGAACCGCAAATATATTGAGATATGGGGATAACTCCGATGTTTGGTGATGATGCGATAGACGCACAAGTCCGAAAGTTCCAAGAACGATTGGAGCAAGCCGCCTTATTCCTGTTGAAAGACTTGGGCGAAGAACTCACCAAGTATGCAAAGGAAAAACATAATTACACAGACAGAACGGGCAACCTCACCAACTCAATAGGCTATGCAATAGTGCGAGGTAGTGATATAGTTTTCTTTGGTGGTGCTATCCAACAGGGAGAGGGCGTAGACAATGCGTTAAAGGTGGCTATGAAAATGGCTGAAAGCCTTACAAACTCTTTCACACTTATCATTGTGGCTGGTATGAACTATGCCGCCTATGTAGAAGCAAGAGGTTACAATGTCATTCTGCCCGCAGAACTCAAAGCGAGAACAGACTTTCCAAAGGCGATGCAAATGCTCATGGATAAAGCGAAAAGAAAAGCAGATGAACTATTTGGCAACGTATTATGATAACGACAGAAGAAATTGCAATCAAGGTGCGCCAAATGCTGATTGACGGCATGGGGGTAAGCACCGACTATGCAGAAAATCCCGACTACCAACGAAAGGACTACTCCAAGGAAGGCATTATTATAGTGCCAAGGTCTATTGATGGCGAGGGGTCTGTGCGTAATGGTAGTATCAATGTCAATATTCATGTGCCAGACATTCCGCAAGGCGTGGGATGTGGCAAGGCTCTTTTCCATACCAATTTTCCAAGGCTCATTGAGTTGCGCAAAAAGGCAATGGAGATACTGCAAAACCATTATGAGCATGGTTGCGGTTACAATTGGGTGATTGGTCTTATCAATCCACCTATGCAAGAGCCAAACCACAATGAGCATTTTGTATCGTTTTCATTGGATATTGTTGTTAGAGAAAAGAAGTCAAACAATTTAATTTAATAAGTTATGCCAATACTTTCTACAATGGGGTTAAAGAAAATTTATGTTGCCCCAGCAGGAAACACAGCAGGTGTTATGCCCGCAAAAGGTAATACTTGGCTTGATTTGGGCGATGTGTACAAGGACACGTGTACGTTGAAAGACGATGATGTGGAAGTAACACAGCACAAGTCTGAAACTTCAAGCAAAACTATTACCCTTATGGGAGAATATGTTACAAAAGTCGAACTTACGCTCATGGACCCGGATTTGGATTTAATGGCACGCTATTTCGGCGGCACGGTGTCGGGTACAAAGCCAAAGCGTAAGTGGTTGCGTCCACGCAAGCCTGTTTACAAAGAATGGGCAGTTTGGATGCAGCCAGAAGAAGGACTTTATATCGGTTGCCCTAACGTGTGCATTACTCCAAAGTTTGATATTACCTATTCTGCAAAGGGTATCTGCCTTGCACCAATGACAATTACTTTCCAAGACTCACTTACAGTTGATGAGGAAATGGTGGACCCGACAAAGGCGTAAAGCAACAAAACAACTTACCAATTCAAGCCTCCTTTCCCTAAAATGGTTAGGGGGCTTGTTTACTTTTACAAGTTATGGCAGACAATCAAGAACAGAAAGAACTTACAAGAGAGCAGCGTTTGGAGATAGAGGACAACGCATTGCAAGCCTTGCTACAAATGGGTTGCAAGTTTTCCGTACCGTTGAAGATTTACCCAGTGAAACCCTCCAAGTGGTTTAATCTCCGAAAGCGCATATTTCCCAAATGTACTAAGGTGTGGCACGACAAGCGTATTCCCAAAGGTTGGGATGTTTCCATTAAGGAAATACCCGATGTGGAAACAGAGCGCATGAAAGAGGTGTATATGCGCCATTTCAACGTAAAACCACTATACCTTGGAACAATAGACCGTTTGCGCCAAATGTACATAGACATTGAGTATGACGAAAAGACCATACAGGAACAGCCTATACAGGAAAGCAAACGACTATTCAAATACATAAAGCAGATGGCAGAGATAGCAGCCGTTGCAGTAATCAATGATGCAACCGTTACCGACAAGAACAACAAAGCGGTGAAAGAACTATCCACGTTCTTCATGGGACATCTGACTGTTGAACGATTGCGTAAACTCACTGCCATAATTAGCCAAATGATGAACCCAGCGGGTTTTACAGCCTCTATTCGATTGATACGGGAAGTAGGAACGACCAAACCGAAAACCGAACCCGAAGCACAGCGGATAGAGTAACAGGACTTAACAGTCCTTGGGGTAATCGTGGCGAACTCATGCGTAGTTATGGTTGGTCTTATGATTACTTGCTTTGGGGCATTTCGTGGCTCAATGTGCAACTGATGATTGCGGATGCACCACGCACAAAGGAATTGCCAACAGACGAAAACGGCAATGTCATTGATGAAAGTAAGATTGAACACCACGAATTGAAAACGAAAGAAGATATTAAGAACTATATCAAAGGAATGTTATAAATGGAGAATATAGGCGGTGGATTAGGCTTTAAGGCTACACTTGACATAGACGATTTCAACGTGTCGGCAGCGACAATGGAACGGCACATAAAGGACTTTTCCAACACGGCAGCACAAGAGGCAGCAGCCGTTGAGGATTCCTTTCAGCAGATGGCAGAAAAGGCGGGGCAATATATAACCTACTATCTTGTGGGACAGGGTATGAATAACCTTGTCAGTAGCATTGTGTCCGTTAGAGGTCAGTTCCAACAGTTAGAGATTGCCTTTGGTACGATGTTAGGCAGTGAGGAAAAAGCCACTGCCTTAATGCAGCAGATGGTTAATACGGCTGCAAAAACGCCTTTCGACCTCATGGGCGTAGCCGAGGGTGCAAAACAGCTCTTGGCTTATGGCGTTAGTGCCGAAAAGGTGAATGATACGCTTGTGCGCCTTGGTAACATTGCAAGTGGTCTTTCCATTCCGCTTAATGATATAGTCTATCTGTATGGTACTACTATGGTACAGGGTCGTTTGTACGCCCAAGATGTAAGACAGTTCACGGGTAGAGGTATTCCACTTGTGAAAGAGCTTGCCGAAAAGTACCACACAACAGCCGAGGGCATTAACGAAATGGTTTCGGCTGGAAAGATTGGATTCCCCGATGTTGAGGAAGTCCTTAACAAAATGACTAATGCGGGCGGTCAATTCTATCAGCTCATGGAGAAACAAAGTTCTTCACTGACAGGACAGATTGCCAACTTGCAAGACGCATGGGATAGTGCGCTCAATAGTTTAGGCGAGAAATCCGAGAGGGCATTGTCGGCTGGAATACAAAGTGCAACATACCTTGTAGAACACATGGATGATGTTGTGCGCATACTCAAATCAGTTGCTATTGCCTATGGCTCTGTCAAAGCAGCCACCGTTCTTGCAAGTGTAGCCACCAAGGGTTACACGGGAATTGCCGTACTTGACAATGCGACACGGACTGCCAAACTTGCATTGATGAAGACGGAAGCCGTTTTGTCTGGCGAGGTTGTCAGTCAGAAGAAAGCAATGGAGGCAGCAGAAATGGCGAATTATGCGGCACTCCAAACGACATTGACAGCAGAGGAACAGGCGGCAGTTGTCAAGCAAATGCGCATAGCAGCCATTCAGAGCCTTTTGACAGCACAACAGCAAGAATACCTTGCCAACCTCAATCTAACCGCTTCAAGCAGCGGATATGAGGCGGCAGCTATTGGGGTAATGACGGCAGAGCAACGCTTGGCTTTATCAAAGCAAGACCTAACAGCCAAAAGCGCAACATACAGAGCCGCTATCATGCAAGAGGCACAGGCTAAAATGGCTAACCAGGCACAGACGGTTGAAGCCATGCGCACAACTGTTAGGGAAGCAGCCCGCACAGTTGAAGCAGCCAAAGCCAAGGCTATTGCAGCCACACAAGCAACAGAATCCGCACGCTATGAGGTATATTGGGCGCAACAGTCTGGCAATGCCACTGCCATTGCATCCGCACAAAAGAAACTTGAGGCGGCAGTAGATACACAGGCGGCAGCAAGAAAGGCAGCTCTTTCGGCACAGACAGACTTTTACACCAAGAAGAAACAGCTTGAAACAGCAGCAACACTCCAAGCAAAGACAGCCTCTATTGCTGACACGGGCGCAAAGACAGCACAGACGGCAGCGACCAATATTCTTTCAGTGGCAACAAATAAACTGTCCGCTGGATTTAAGGCGTTATGGGCGGCAATGGCTGCAAATCCCATTGGTGCTGTCATATCTGCAATTGGTATTGTAATGAGCCTGTTTACCTTGTTCAAAGGCAAGACAGAGGAGGAAACAGATGCGATGAAAGAGTTTGAGGATGGAACAAAGAAAGTTACTGATAAGTTGGATTTGTATTATACCATCCTACAACAATCAGAGCCTGGAAGTAAGACACACAAGGAAATGTTGGAAAAAGTAAATGAGGTTTGCAAGGAATACAAGACCACATTGCTTGACGAAAACGATACTTTACAAGAGCAAGAAAAGAAATATCTTAAAGTAAAGGCAGCAATCCAAGCCACGACCGCAGAAAAGATAAAAGCCAAACGTGTTGAGGAAGAAATGAACGAGTTGAACGATAATAGCGATAGCAACTACGATTCGTTTGATACTCGCATGAATAATCTGCAATACGGTACAGGCGAGAAAAGAAAAATTACCAATCAAGGACACGGTGAAACTTATGAGGTGGAGATAACCAAAGCAGCCGAAAATATACAGAATATGGCTCCCGAAATAAAGGAGGCTGTGCGTAGCTTGGTGGAAGCTGGTGCAAAAGAGCTTGCCACACTTTCGGGCGATGATTTCACAAGAAAGTACAATGAGATTGTGAACAATGTGGTTGCTGGCACAAAGGCTGGCACACACGCAAGCGATAAGGAAATGGAAGCCTTTGCATCCCAACTCAAAATATACCTTGATAACGAGGTTAGGGATGTGCGCACATTCAATTCTGCAATTAACTTGGTAAATCAGAACTTGGAGAATTTCCTTGCTCCAAAGGACACTACCAATGTGGATATTACCAAAATGAGCCTTGAAGAGTTGCATGAACTCGCAAACACTCTTAATGGCAAAGAGGTAACGATTGATTGCAAGACTTATGGCTTTGAAAATGCGCTATCCCTATTACAAGCCGTGAACAATGAGATAAACAAGCAACAGAACGACTTGAATACAGAAAGTGGTATCGGTGCGGAAATTCAGAACCTCAAAAAACTAAGGAGTGAGGCACAACTTGGCAGTAAGGCTTGGACTGATTACAACAATCAGATAACAAGGCTACAAACCCGCTTGAATAATGCAACAGGCAAGAAAAGCGGTAGTGGTGGCAATCGCAAAAGCGGTAATGATGCACAACGCAACGCTGAAAGCCTTAGACAAAAGCAACTTGACGCAGACAAACGCCTTGAAGAGGCAAGGATTGCAGTCATGGAGGAGGGTTATGAGAAACGCAAGGCACAGCTTGACTTGCAACACAAAGAAGCCTTACGCCAAATAAAGAAAGAAGAAGATGAACTGATAGAAGCACGAAAGAAAGCTGGCAAAGGCGGTCTTACTGTTAGTGAAAAGGCGAATTTCCAAGAAAGGCGCAATCTTGAAAACACAAGTTACGCCCAATCGCAGAACAAACTGTTTGAGGGTGAACTTGACTACAAGAAAAAGCAGTATCAGCTATATTTCCGTTGGGTGCAGAATATGGGTAAGGAAGTAGCCGACAAGCAGTTTGAAAAGTTGCTGGCGGATGGCAATTCATACAAGCAATATGTTGAAAATGAAATTGCCAAACTTGAAGAAAAGCGGAATGGTGGTACTAAGCTAACTGAGGGTGAGGGTAATTACCTTATCTCGCTAACAACCCAACGTGACGAGTTGAATGGTGAAAAATCAGCACTTGAAAAGTTCAAGCAGCAAGTGAGCGAAAGCATTAGTCAGTGCCAAACCCTTGCAGAAAAAATTGAAGCCGTAGCAAAAGCCAAGGAAAAGTTGGAGAAAGGAGAAAGCGGTATTGTCAGCACTGATGAACGAGCCGAGGCAAGTCTTAGCTTGTCGCAACAGGACGCAGAACTGCAAAAGGAACTCCAAAACACCGTGCTTAACGATTACCGCACCTTTGAGGAACAAAGGCAGTCTATCACCACACAGTACGCTTTACTTCGCACCCAAGCCGAGAAAATGGGTGATGCGGAGCGTCTGGCGCAAATCAACAAAGCAGAGCAAGAGGCATTGTCAGCTCTCAATATGTCATTCTTACAACAGTCTGAAAGTTGGAAGAACCTCTTTACAGATATTGACACGCTTACTGTCGCTCAAATACAAAAGCTGATAAGCGATATACAGAAACAACTCAATGCTGGCAACCTCAAACTAAGCCCTGTTGATTACAAGGCTGTTATTGATAGTCTGAATCAAGCCAAGAACCGTATTCAAGAGCTTAACCCGTTCAAGGCACTTGGCACATTCTTCAATGATTATCTGTCAGCTAAGAAGAAACTAAGGAAAGCCGAGGCAGACCTTGCAAGTGGCAAGGGTACACAAAAGAGTGTTGATGAAGCCAAGAAAGATGTCAAGTCGGCAGCACAAGGCATTACCAACTCCATTCAGAAAGTAACGAGCATAAGCACGGATTGCGCCTCGTCCTTGCAATCAATGTTTGATGCGTTGGGCATGGATGGTGTGGTTGACGGATTGGGGACTGCAATAGACCTCATGGGGCAGTTGGGCAATGCTGCTGCTTCTGTCGGCAAGTTTATGAGCGGTGACATATTGGGTGGCATAACGGGCATGGTTTCCTCTATTACTTCTGTGGTTGGAATATTTGCAAAGTTGCACGATAAAAAGTACGAAAAGCGAATACAGAACCTACAAAAGCAGATAGACAACTTGCAAACAGCCTACTCACGTTTGGAGCGAGCTTTCAACAATACCTATTGGGTATTCAATGATGAGCAACGCCAAGGCTACGAAAAGAATATACAGGCTATCAAAGACCAAATCGCAGCGTTGGAGAAACAACGTGAGGTAGCAAAGAAATCGTGGGACTTCGCACAGTATGCCAAGCTGACCACACAGATAAAGCAGCTCAATGCGCAACTTAACAAAGCAAAAGAGGGCGGTGATATGCTTGCTTTGTGGCAATCGCAAAAGGAATCATTGCGAGAGCAACAGGAACTTATGCGCCAACAGATACAGGCAGAAAAGAGCAAGAAGAAAACCGATAACAACAAAATCAAAGAATGGGAAAATCAGATTGAGGAAATAAATCAGCAAATCGAGGATTTAGACCAACAGATGATGGAAACATTCGCTGGCACTGATGTAAAGAGTGCCATTGATGAGTTTGCGGATGCAATAGTGGATGCGTATTGCTCTGGTGAGGATGCGGCAAAGGCTTTGGGAGAAACGACAAAGAAAGTGCTTAAAAACGCTGTCGTAGAAGCCCTCAAGCGAAATTTCCTTGCTAAAGGTATCAATGATGCGGTTGAATACTTGGGCAAGGCGATGGAAGATGGAGTTTTGACAGACGAGGAAAAGAAAGAGTTTGAACGCCAAGCCAACGCAGCGGGCGAGAAATTCAAGCAAGGCTTGGAAGCTGTGGGCGATTGGATAAAAGATGTTGATGATGCGACAAGCGACCCACTGACGGGAGCCGTTACCTCAATGAGTGAGGAAACAGGCGGTGTGGTTGCTGGTAGGCTCAACGCTTTCATCATTAACCAAGGTGAACAGACAAGCATAATGCGTGAACAGTTGTTGCAACAGTCGGAGATAGCGAGAAACACGGCTTTGTCGGCTGAACGACTGCAAAACATTGAAAGCACGCTTAAACGCATAGAAACAAAGGACAATTCATTACTATCACAAGGCATTTCGTAATATGGAACTGGTAGAACAACTTAGAAAGGATGGCACAGAGAAAGGTCTGTGCCGCCTTTGGCAGATGAAATTGAGAGGCAACTTAGACACAGAGGCATTGGTAAAGCTCTACATCAAGGGCATTGACTTTTGCATTTGTGAGGATTACCCCACGCTTGACTTTCTTAGGACGCATTTTAAGGGCAACAGCGAGCCTTACGGTGTCTATATTGATGAAGATATGACCACACTCGCAAACAAGGCTGATTTGGTGCTTAATGGTGCTTGTAGGGGTATGTTGGAGTATGGCGAGTATAGCGTTTCACGCCTGTATGTACGCCACACAAGCGAGATAGCCGTAAATGTTTCAGACCATGCCATTTTGACAATAGATTTGTTCGACAACTCCAAGTTACACCTGTCGGTGGTCGGTGATGATGCAAGCATTATCCTCAATGTGTATGGCAGCACTCCACAAATAGACTTCGTGGACGGTGAAAAGCCAAATTGTGTAATCGTGAACTATAACAATAAAACTACATACTGATATGGTAGATAAGAACTTGATACTTTACTTGCCATTTGACGACCCCGATGGCAATAAGGCTTACGACTATTCGGCAAGCCGTGCTGATGCGGCACTTTCAGACGGGGCAACATTCACCAAGAACGCCAAGACAGGCAAGGCACTTGCTTTGAATGGCGGTGAGTGTCTAACCGCAAAAGCCATTCCTTTTAGCGGAAACTTCACGGTGTCTGCCTATGTAATGACAACACAAAGCCGTATCGGTTGGGTGGTAAATTTACTTGGTGTAGATAACTATCGTGAAAAGTGGATTGATGTTGCGCCTAACCAATGGTACTTTATCGCCTTTGTGCGTGACAGCGACACATTCAGAGTGTACATAGATTCTGCTTGTGTCTATACAGCCTCGCTTGGTGGCACTCCACAGGGTTTGAGCCTTTGCACGGACGAACTGCTTACAACGACTGCAAACATTGACGAGGTGAAAGTGTACAATGTGGCAAAGACGGAAAAAGAGCTGTTGGAGATACAGGCAGACAACGATGTGGAATACTACATTGACGGTGTGAATTTCAAGGACTATGGCGTGTATGTGTCTGGCTCTACTGGCTTGGTAGGTAGGCTTGCACAGAAAGACGCATTGCAAGTGGATTGGGACAACTACCACGGCATTGTGCGTGACAGGAACAGAAAACGCTATAAGGAGCGCACCATTACGCTTGACTGTTTCCTTGAGGCGAGCGGTCGCAGCGCATTTGTGGAATGGACTAACCGCTTCATGTCATTGTTCGATGGGGACGGCACACACCGTTTGACCGTGGAGTATGACGGAAAGGCAAAGCCATTGGTCTATGAGGTAGGCTTGTACGATGAAACCGACATGACAAAGACATGGGGGCAGTACAACAATGAGCTTATGGTCGGCACGTTCAAAATGAAACTCATAGAAGATGAACCCGTAAAGCGAGTGTTGCGCCACATATCGGCAAGCGACAACTCCAAGACAACAATAAAGGTTACATCCACAAAGTTGCTCAACATCTATTGGGGGGACGGAACGCACACATTCAATGTGAGTGGCAACGAAACAACCGTAGAACACACCTACACACTTGCTGGCGAGTATGACATCATTGTTGCTGGCGTGATTGAAGATATTGAAAGTTTTGAAACAAACGATATTGTAGTATGGGAATTACTCAAATAACAAAGCGCAATGGCGAAACAATACAGCTCAACACCAACGAGCCGTTTTGTTTCGTCAAAGAGGCTACGCTCACAAGTTCCTTAATGGGTGATGATTACATTTCGCTCAAAATAGTTTCTGCCAATTGGTTGTCATTCGCCAAAGGTGATAAGATAACAGTTGGTGGCAAGGAATATAGTATCAGAGCCACAACGACCCGTGAGGTTGTTTCGGAGGGTTACTACAACTATGAGCCTGTTTTCTATGGCGTGATGTACGACCTTATGAAAACAATCTACCGCAATTGCGACAAGTACGGCAAGAGCGACAAAAGCACGTTTGACTTGACCTATACAATCAAGGAATTTGTGCAAGTCCTTATCTACAACATGGAAAGGGATTATCCGGGGTTGTGGAAGTTCGATGTGGATAACTGCCCCGACACGGAGGCTAAGACTATTCAGTTTTCGGGGGTGAACTGTTTGCAGGCATTGCAGACCCTTTGCAACAGCGAGCAGTTCAACTTGGAGTTTCAGATAACCCAAGACAAGGGTGTGCGCACTATCCACATAGGCAAGTTCGGCAAGCGTATCAATCCGCCAAGCGGTGCTGATTTCTTTGAATGGGGCAAGGGCAACGGATTGTACAACCTCAAAGAACAGAAGATAGACGATAAGGCTATTATAACCCGTCTGTGGGCAGAGGGTGGCACAACCAACATTCGGAGCAATTACAGGGACTATTCGGAGCGACTGCAATTGCCATACCCACAGCGAAAGAACCAGTACGAGCATACCCTTTCAGACGGAACGGTTGTAAAGGTGGGTACTGAAACAATCGGCATTGCTGACGATGCAAAACGCTACATTGAGGATGCAGAACTTCGTGATAAGATAGGCAGTGAGGAAGATGTAAAGACCTACGATAACATCTACCCCACACGCACGGGAACCGTTACGGCTGTTGTGGCTGATGATATTTGCGCTTTCATTGATGATACAATGGACTTCGACCTTAACAAGAAAGACGATAAAGGCACGGTGTACCTTGTGGACGGAACGAGCGCAAAGATAACATTCACTTCTGGGCGGTTGGCTGGGCAACAGTTTGAGCTTGAGGCGAAAGGTGGCTACAACCACGAAACAAAGAAATTCCGCATTATCCCATTCACGGATAATAGAGGTTTGACCATTCCCTCCACTGAAACACAGGACGCTTACAAAATTGAGGTCGGAAACACCTACAAGATAACCGACATATATCTGCCCGAAAGCTACGAGCAAAAGGCAGAAGAGGCGTTGTGGTATGCTGCAATGGAAGATTTCAAGACAGCGACACAGGCAAAGGCTCAATACACGCTGACATTGGATAGGCTCTACTTTCTCCAAGAACTAAGCCGTGATACCGATACAAGCGTGTTTGAGGTGGGCGATTATGTGCCTGTTAAGGACACACGTTTTGGCATTGAGAAACAAATGCGCATACAGAAAGTAACACGCAATCTTTTGTTGGAACAGGACTACCAAATCACTTTGGCAGACACAACAGCCGTGTCTATACAGACGCAAACCGTGCTTACTGTCATTGAGCATGAAAACATCATAAACAACAACCGCCTCCGTGATTTGAATAAAGCAAGGCGAGGATGGAGAACCACAGAGGATTTGCGTAACATGGTCTATGACACGGACGGATATTTTGACACGGACAACATCAAGCCAAACTCCATTGACACAAATATGCTGACTGTTGGAGCAAAGAGCCAACAGTTTGTTTTGTCGGGATGTGTGTTGCAAGCCAACTTTGGGGGCAATCCGAATATGTTTGTCGCAACGGCTGGCATACTCTCGCACCTCACCATTGACAACGACAAGATTAGGAACTGGCAGATGAATGAAGCCTCGTTCAAACTGCAAAGCACAGGCGGTTACTATCTGTTTGCCAAGTGTTCAAAGAGCGGTGAAAACGGTGTGTGGTATCTTACCCAAGAGCAATTGAAGTTTGAGCCTACGAGCGACCCCAACAATTACTATTTCCAAGTTGGCATAGTATCAAGCCTGTATGCAGATGATAATTTCAGAGATTTTCAGACCACATACGGCTTTACTCGCATCAATGGCAACACTATTACGACAGGGCGCATCATAACGAGTGATGGCGAGTGCTACTTGGATTTGGACGGAAACAAGTTCCGCATTGGGGACAGCACAAGTTCTATTGATTGGAACGTGTCGGCAAAAAGCCGTCTGACATTGAAGAATGTTAGCGTGGCAAGTGGCAGCGGTGATGTCGTGCCGTTGGGTGTTTATCGTGGAGTATGGAATAAGGATTACATCTACTACACAGGCGATGAAGTGGCTTATACAAGCAATGGTGCAACGTGTACCTACCGCTACATACACCCTACACCCACCAAGGGCAACTTGCCAACCAATTCTACCTATTGGGAGGTTGTGGCGCAAGGTGCTGATGGTATCAGTGGAAACAATGGCGATTGGGTGAGCTTTGTTTTCAAGCAGAGCGAAACGAAACCCGCAACACCCACATCTACTGCACCTATCCCCGATGGCTGGAGCGACACACCAAGCGCAATAGGCAAGTGGTGGATGTCAAAGGCTACAATCAATGGCGTAACAGGCAAGGCTGGAACGTGGAGCGAGCCTGTACAGACCACGGCAGAGGATGGTGTGGATGGTGCTTATACTGATTTCAAGTATGCCAAGAACACATCAAGCACATCATTTCCCGCAATAACGGTTACAGAGCGCAACCCAAGCGGATGGAGTGATGAACCGCCAACACTTGCAACAGGCGATTATCTTTGGATGTCGCAAGCAGAAATAAATGCAGATGGAACGCTCAAAACAAATTGGAGTACGCCTGTAAGAATTTCGGGTGAGAAAGGCAACAGTGGAAACAATGGCTCTGTGTTCTATTTCATCTACACGCTTGCATCAACAACTCCAAGCACACCTACATTCACCACACCCTCTGCCTTGGTAGGGCAAACGGCATGGACTATCAAGCCGCCAACACCGACAGATACGCTATATCTGTATATGTCGCAAGCCATATACAACCCGAATACAGGGCGGTTTGGCTCATGGACTGCACCGATACGCATATCTGGCAAGGATGGTGCAAAGGGTGCTGACGGTACGGATATAGAGTTTATCTATTTGCGCAATACAGGCAGTACACCAAGTAAACCAACATCCGTGAATACTGATGATTATGTGCCTACGGGTTGGACTGACAACCCACAAGGAATAACCGAAACGTACAAATACGAGTGGGTATGTGTAAGAACCAAACCAAGCGGTACTGATACTTGGTCGGCTTTCAGTACGCCTGTCATTTGGGCGAAATGGGGTGATAAGGGTACGGATGGCGATGGTACTGAATATGTATTCAAGCGTACAGAGGTAGAAACAGCACCCGATGCAATTTTGGTAAGTTCCACTGCTGACGGATATGTGCCTACGGGTTGGACTGATGAACCAAGCGGTGTGTCGGCAGACTATCCTTTTGAATGGGTGTCTATAAGACACAAGACAAATGGCAAATGGGGGTCTTTCTCCGAGCCTACCTTGTGGAACAATTACGTTGTATGGAATCCCAATCTGCTTGAACAGACAGAGTTTGAAAGCATGGATAGGCTGGATAAATGGGATGACGTTTCTCGCAATAATGGTGGTAGTGGCATAGATACAAGCATTACCCACATCAATACAAGCGGTGTGGACGGACATAATTGTTTCTATGATGCAAACACTAAGCGGAATGATGAAAGCGTGTATAAAGAAGTGTTGCGCCAAGTGTTGCAGTCCTCGACCACTAAGAAGTTAAAGCCTTCGACATGGTACACTCTTTCATTCTGGGCAAAGTGTGGAACTAAAACATTGACCGTGAACGAAACAAGCAGCGCATACGGCTTTGCACAGCGCACATTGTATCTAAGAAGTGGGCGCAAGTACACATTCTCATTCAATGGACGCATTGATGCGCAAGCTAAATCAGACGGAAAGGAATTAAGGTGCTTTATATGGCAAGACGGATGGAAATGGCAAAAGGAAATTTCTGTCAGCAATACCTATAACACGACAGCCTCCATTTCGTTTGACGATGTACCCGCTGATGGTGTGTATCATTTTGCGGCATACTTGTATGACAGTACAGACCCACGCACAGGCAAAGCAACCCTTAATTGGGTGCGCATACTTGAAACAGGCGGTACAATATTCAGCACCTATGTATTCCCAAGTGCCATTGATACAACCAAGGTGTTTGTGGATGGTGTACAATACAACAATACTATTGGTGCGGATTGTGCTGTTGATTATCCGACATACACGGCATGGAAAAAACATACTATAACATTCAAGACAAAGGCAAGTTTTGCCGATACTGAATATGTGTTGTTCCGCTTGCAACCAATCACAATTGAGGGCAACTCGCAATATCTCTATATCTGTATGCCAAAGTTGGAACTTGGCAAGGTGGCAACTGCCTATGATGCAAATTCAAACGACAATCGCCCCGACTACCAAGAGTACAGGTTTGCCAAGAACGGCTCACGCAACAGTGCGCCAAGTTTGGTTAAAACGGATGCAGAGCCGAACGGATGGACTACCGTACAGCCGTCTGTTGGTACGCTTGAATACTTGTGGATGATTGTAGCCAAGAAGAGCGGTACAGGCGCATTGCTTGAAAATTGGAGCGAGCCTGTGCGTATCACCCCTTATGACGGAAAGGATGGCAAGAATGGCAAAAGTCCAGCTATGGTGTATCGTGGCGTGTATGATAGTAGCAAGACATATTACGGCAATCAGTATCGTGTTGATGCAGTCAAGTACAACGGCATTTACTACATTGCTCGTATTGATGCTGGCGAGTTCTACAATGTCGCTCCAACAAATACATCAAAATGGAATAACTTTGGTGCGCAGTTTGAAAGTATAGCCACAAATCTACTTTTGGCAGAGGGCGCAAATATCGGTGATTGGTTTATAAGCCAAGGCAAGATAGTATCAACGCTTGAAACAGGCAATAAAATAACGCTTGACGCAAAGGGTGGCGAGGTGTTACTTGAAACATCCGATAATGACTATGATAACATTATGTCGGAGTATGGCAATCAGTTTGGTGCAAACATTCGGCTTAGTCTGAATAGAGGCAATGTTGAAGTTCACGCTAAAAACTCGCCAAGCTATTCAACTGGCACATCCTACCTTTCCCCAACAGGCATATTTTCAAATATGGCTGGTACGGATGGTATGCCCTCAAGCTCTGGATATACACACCGTGGGGCAATTGTTGGTCTTGGGTTCGCCAATGTTGCTAAAAGAACATGGTCGGTTAATATGGTAGATACAATCATTGCTGGTGTATATGGTAGAGCGGACAACAGCGGGACTGCACCCGCCTTTGGTGGATTCTTCTACAATCTGTATGCTGGTGGTCTTATACTTGGGCGCAAGTGTATCACAGAAAGCGGAACGAAAGGTCATTCAAGTTACCTGTCGGGAAGTGATAGTGTGGTTATCGGTTATTCTCGTTACGATGAAACGGTATATCTGCCATCTAATCCAACAGAGGGGCAAGTGATATTCGTTAAGCAATGGTGGAGTGGCTCGCTGAATATTTATCCATTGACGGGGCATTATATTTACGATGATACTTCCGAAAACACGTATTACCCATTTAGCAAGGGACAAGGTGGTATGTTTGTTTTTACAATCGGCTATGTTAATGGTGTGAAAAAAGAGGCTTGGATAGTATCAAGATGGAAGTATTAAAACAATAAAGCTATGGCAAAATATGGATATATAGAGAATGGCTTTCTAAGAGCAAGGGAGGTAGAGCAAGGACAGGTGCAGAACCTTTCTTCTGATTGGAAGCCTGTTGATGATATTGATGAAAGTAAGACTATATCCGATGATGATAATTACACCATTAGATTAGTTCCTTACGACAATGGAAACCGTATCTCGTTCAACTATGAAAAGGTTGTGAACACGACAAAGATACAGGGTGAGATTGACGCTATCAAAGCTGAATTGTCAGAAACAGATTATCAAGTTATCAAGTGTTATGAAGCCTCCCTTGTCGGTGAAGAACTGCCTTATGACATCAAGGCATTACACGAAGATAGAAATGAGAAAAGAGCGCAAATCAATGCGCTTGAAACGAACTTAACAAATTTAATGGCATTATGAATTGGATTACAGAAAGCAACAGGCAAAAGCACTTTCTTTATGCCATACCATGTGCCTTTCTACCCACGATTTTATTCGTGGGTGGATTGGCTTGTGGCATGGAGTTTAAGGACAGAGCTTATGGTGGTAAATGGGATTGGTTGGACTTGTTAGCCACAATCTTAGGCGGTATCGTGGGGCAAATGCTCCAAGTATTGCTGATTTACATCTTAAAATGTGTTTGTTAGACACAAATTTACTACCTTTGCAGTAAACATTTACTGGGTAAATTATGGAAGATGTAAGACTGATAGCAAAAGGTACGATTACCGACCTGTCTAAAGGCTTTTCGCTGAAAGGTGGTGTGCCGTTCTCCGTGTATGTCCGTAGCAAGGAAAACACGATGTTGAGCGACACACTGCTTGAATGTAGGCTGATAGGTGACAGAGAGGTTGGAGCGTTACCCGTACCAATCGGTGATTGGTCGCCCGCAATGATAGCGTACATTTCCCCAAACGCTATTGACTTGCAGAAGTATGAGGTATATTGGGGAGCGAGTGAACAACCTAACAAAATCGTATAAGAGTATGGGACTTATTTTAGGCAGCGGTTCAACGAAACCGCAATATCCTTACGATATGTGGTACGGTGTGCAAGGTGACTTGACAAGCAAGGATTACAAGCTCACAAGAGTTGGCAACCTTGACTTGCACCGCACACTGCCCATTCAGAAAAAGTTGAGGCGTTTTGTAGAAAACACGGACGGCTCTGTAAAATACTACTTGCACCAAAACGACAGCCGCAAAAAGGATTCGGGCGCAAAGGCTACCATTGACAGCACGGACGGAAACGTGATGTTGGAGAAACCCGAATACTATCTGCGTGTTGAGTTCGAGGGCACAAAGTGGGTGTATGGCATTTCCGAATATCCTTTGCCCGGCTTCGTGAAAATGACACGCAAGACTTGCTCGCCTTGGTGCGCTACCATTGACCGTGACAATAACATTGCCGTGTCTGGCAGTTGGTTGCAATGGAATGGTGATGAACTTTTGCGTGATGATGAGGGCATATTGAAGTTGGCTGACAATGCCGCACGTTTCCGTGGTGGCAACGGCTCTAATTCGGCTTGGGATGGCACTTACCATTCTATGCTTGGTATGCCAAGAACTTCTATCAGCAAGTCTGGAGCAAGACCTTTGTGTAAGAATGGCACTCACCTTGGCGTGTATCGTGTATATACAGAAATAGCATGGTTACAGCGCATAGAGTACGCCTCTTTGCATTGCCAAGACACATACAACGAAACGCTGACTGCTGACGGATTCAGACAGGGCGGTTTGGGCAGTGGTCCCGCTGTTGATGGTAGTCAGTGGAATACATGGGGTGGTTACAATCCATTCGTGCCTTGTGGAGTTACTGCAACGCTTGGAAACAATACAGGGCGCATACCTTATGTAATCAAAGGTTGGACGGGTGGCGACAAGACCGTGTATGTAACATCTTATCGTGGACTTGAAGCACCGTTTGAGTATTTATGGCTGTTGGCTGATGATGTGCTGATACGGCATATCCCCGACACAGAGGGCGGTCGTAGTATTGCCTATCTGTGCCAAGACCCTACAAAGTTCACCTCACATTCAGACAACGCAACAACCGTCCCCGATGGCTATGAAGAAATGTGTGATTTGCCCCGTGATAGCGGTTATATCCTACACTTCGCCATTTCAACGAATGGTATCAGCTTCCCCGATGCAATAGGTGGTAGCAGCAATCAAGGTGCTTGTGATTATTATTGGCATCCGGGCAGAACAGCAAGTGGATGGTGGGGTTGCCTCTTGTCTGCTGATGCGCATTATGGTGCGGCTGCGGGTTTCGGTTGTCTGTATGCGAATGGTCGTTCCTCGTACTCGAGTGCGAGCAGTGGCTTCCGCTTGTGCCGTTTTTGACAGACTGCAAAAACGGTTCACGGCGCAACGAAAATCGGGGCAAAGTGAGTGAGAGAATAAACAGGAAATATTAAAACAAAATATTTTAAGTGTCGGTAGTTTGGGGTTGCCTCTTGTCTGCTAATGCGAATAATGGTGCGGCTGCGGGTTTCGGTTATCTGAATGCGAATAATCGTTCCTCGAACTCGAATGCGAACAGTGGCTTCCGCTTTTACCGTTTGGTTTCAATTGAGAAATAAGATACTGAAGCTGCCGACACTTTACCTCTTGGTAGAAAAATAGTGATTAACACGGTGCGAGTAAGAAAATTGAAAGCTCTGTATTAGACTAACGGCACATATAGTAGATGAACGCAAATACATATTTGTATCAATACTCCGACTTTGAGGATTGCGGTCTTTACATTGGCGATACAGGCAAGCTGGCTTGTTCTCCAAGCAAGAAGTTAAAGAACGTATATCACTTGCTCTACACAAACGAAAACTTGTGTCTGGCTCAATACAACGCACAGCATGGCAAAGGTGAACGCAGTGAGATTAACGATTTCAACGAGCATATTTGCGAAAGGCTTGATGAATTGTATGAAATGTTGGCGTATGAAACGTATGTACCCGGCAAGTATAAGGAAAGAAAGATACATGACCCAAAGGAACGTGTCTTGATGATTGCGCCATTCTTTCCCGACCGCATCATTCACCATTGCGTGATAAATGTGTTAGGCGAGCATTGGACGCATCTATTCATTGAAAACACCTACGCTTGCATCAAAGGGCGTGGGGTACACAAGTGTATGCTTGATGTACGCAGTGCGCTAATGCGTGACAAGAAAGGAACACGCTTTTGTCTGAAAACGGACATACGCAAGTTCTATGATAACATTGACCATGCCGCATTAAAGATTGTGATAAGATACACAATAGCGGATGTACAGATGTTGCGCCTGTTAGATAAGATAATTGACAGTAACGGTAAAGACAAGGGGTTGCCCATAGGTAACTATACAAGCCAATACTTAGCCAACTTGTATCTGGCTTATTTCGACCATTGGGTTAAGGAAGTTCTTGCACCGTATATCCAACGTAGATTTGGTGTGAAACTGTATTATTTCCGCTATATGGATGATATGGTTTTCCTGTGCGAGAGTAAAGAAGCACTGCATTATGTCCTTGACATGACAGGCTTGTATCTCGCAGCCGAGCTGAAAGTGGAGTACAAGGCGAACTGGCAGATTTACCCCGTTGATGATAGAGGCATTGATTATGTCGGCTTTTTGCAGAACCACTACAACGTATTGCTTAGAAAAAGCATATTGTTGAAGTTCTACCGCAAGGCATCCATTATCGCTAAGAAATGTCCTATTAAAGATGAGAGTGATATAAAGCACCTCTTTTCGTCTGAATATGGTTGGATAAGCAGATGTAGCGAGGCGCATAAGAAGAATGTCTTTAATAAAATTACGAACTATGGACACAAGTATTTTATCAATGGGTCTTTTGTCAGAACAGCGTCCGCAAGTGATAGACCCTTACAACAACGGACAGGGAACATTTCTCTACAACCACAACATAAAAGAAGTGGAAGTAGTAGCAGACGAAATGGGCAGTACGCACATAGCCAAGGAGGGGGAAACTCCAACAGGCAAGATGTGGCAGTACGACAGCCTCCGTGTGGAATACCCCAAGACTGCCGACAACATCTTTAGCACACTGATTACTGCAAAGTACCCGGCTAAGACAGAGAGCAAGCTGGTGAACGAGTATCAGAGTGCCACACTTGGCTTGATGGATGAATCCGCAAAGAAACCCTATGAGGATTTCTTGAAAGACCGTTTGGCTATCCGCACAATGATAGACAACGATTGTGAAACTCTTAACATTCCAATGGACTTATGACAGAGATAGAAGATTTTGTAGAAGACCCCAACGAGAACAACGACCTTTTCGATTGTGAGTTTACATCCGTTGATGCGGTTGTCAATCAGATAACAGTGTTCACGGGTTGGCAGAACAGAGCGACCGAGAATGGCGACCGTACACTTGTCGCTTATGGGGAGGGTTACAATAGGTCGGCTTTCTTTACCGACAGCAAGAAACTGAAAGATGTTTTTTGCAACCCCAAAAGGCGTTATCCATTCCGTGCAATCATTAAGGTTGTGAGCTACGGCAATATGTACGGTTTTCGTGTGTTCTCGCCAAACAGTGAGATAACCAAGGAAGATAAAGAAAACTTTGACTTCTATAAGCGTACTAAAAACAGGAGAAGCCGATGAACACGACAGATGTAACTACCGTTGCACACGGTATAAGCGACTTTGGAATGATGGCGGTTACGGCTGCTTTCTTCTTGGTGTTGTCGGCTGCAATGATGGTGGCGATATTCCAATGGTTCAAGTCTATCATAAACCAGATGATGCAAGACAACAAGGAGAGCTTACAGGAACTCGCCAAGACTACCAACGCACAGAATGATATGTTACAGGATATTTCCGAGGGATTGCGTACAGAAACACAGCTAAGAATACGTAACCTTACAGGCTTTGCCTTTGACCTATCCATTGAGCAAGTTTGTAGGCTTGTCAAACGAGTGCGTGAGGAAAACCACATCATAGACCATGAGGCAACAGCCTTGAAGATACGCAAGTCTTTAATGGTTATCCACAATGACCGCAACAGTCGTTTTGACCCATTCACATACAGGGGCAAGCCAATATCGGAGTATTGCAACACTGATTGGGTTGAGGATGTGGCAAAGGTCGTGGAGAATGAGATTTACAATGAGGATGGAGCGAACAATGCCCGTGCCTACACAAATGTAAAGCTCGCCTACGACAACATCAAAACGGACTTCTACCAACGGCTGAACGCATAAATACAACTTTTGCGTAAAATTATATGCAGATTTCTACAACATTTTAAGCAGATTATATATTATGGTTAAAATTTTAATCGACAATGGGCATGGAGTGAACACCACGGGCAAGCAATCGCCCGATGGTCGTTTGCGTGAATACGCTTATGCAAGGGAGATAGCAAAGCGTGTGGAGAAATGCCTCAAGTGTAAAGGCTACGATGTTGAGCGTATAGTGCCAGAAGAATTTGACATTTCGCTATCCATTCGTTGCAAGCGAGTAAACGAGATATGCCGCAAGGTCGGCTCTAAAAATGTCCTTGTGGTGAGTATTCACAACAATGCCGTGGGCAGTAACGGCAAATGGTATAGTGCAAGTGGCTTTACCGCTCATGTTGGACTTAATGCCTCTGATAACAGCAAACGACTTGCTGTCTGTCTGTGGAATAAGGCGATTGAACTTGGATTGAAAGGCAACCGTGCTGTGCCTAACGAAAAGTACATCACACAAAACCTTGCAATCTGCCGTGACACGCTTTGCCCCGCAGTTCTGACGGAAAACCTATTCCAAGACAACAAGGAAGATGTGGACTTCTTGCTTTCGGAAGAGGGCAAGACTGCAATAACCACACTCCACGTTGAGGGTATCATTGACTACATTAACAATGTGGCGAAATGAGAAAGTGGGTAACTATCGCTATGGTTGTGTTGGTCTGTCTGTGTTCGGCTCTGTATCTCCGAAATAGAGCCTTACAGACGGACAACGACAGGCTGACCGCCAACCAAACGGCATTGATGCAGAAAGCCACCTATTATAAAACAGAGGCTGGCAAGTCGGCTGCGAGTGTTCAAAAGTTGGAACTTACTAACTCCGAACTGAAAGCCAACTACAAGCAAGTGTGCCAGACAGCAGAAGAATTGGGGGTAAAGGTTAAGCGGTTGCAATCCGCAATGACCACTGCAACCGAAACAGAGGTAAAGGTGATTACACAAGTCCGTGACAGCATTGTGTATCGTGATGGTGCTGTTGATACCCTCAAGGCTTTCAGTTGGCATGATGCGTGGGTAAATATACTTGGTGAACTCAAAGGGCGTGATGTGTCGCTCAATATGGTATCACAGGACACCCTCATTCAGATAGTCCACCGTGTGCCTAAGAAATTCTTGTTTTTCCGTTGGGGTACAAAAGCCATACGACAGGAAATAACAAGCACCAATCCGCACACCAAAATCACCTATACAGAATACATAGAATTGAAGTAGGTTCTTTTCATAGGTTAAGATTGTTTTTATTAAGTTGGGAAGTGTCGGCTGAGAAGTCGGCACTTTTTCTTGCTCGTTTCCCAAAAAATTGTATTACCTTTGTGGGCGAAATGAACGTAGTAATGAATGATGAAATACAGAAATTCTACAATAATTCTACAAAATCACATACTAATTGTGTAACTCGCTGAAAATCAGATTTGGATTAAGGGTTTCCTAAACCTTTGATCCGGGTTCGATTCCCGGTGGGAG